AACTCGCGCTGGGGCTGTAGCTCAACTGGTAGAGCGCTTGAATGGCATTCAAGAGGTAACGAGTTCGACCCTCGTCAGCTCCACGAAAGACCCCGTCGGTGACGAATAGTCCGGCGGGGTTTTTTTATGCCCTGGGACACGCTTGGGACTGACTTGGGACTAGGTTTGTCCCAAGCTTTGGGACATGGATGAGCCCGCCAGGACAGCGCATACCTGATCGCGTTCGGCCCGCTCCAGCGTTCCGGGTGCGATGTAGGCGCGGCGGGTAATCTCGGTCGACTCATGGCCCAGCGTCTTCGCCACGGCTTCGGCGGCGACTCCAGCGGCCACGGCGGTGGAGGCGGCGACTCCTCGCAGGCTGTGCGCGCACACCACCGGGAGTCCCGCTTGGCGACAAAACCGCCGGGTCTGCTCGGCGACCCAATCCCGCCAGTGGGGTCCGCCCTCCTCGGTGGGAAAGAGGAGCGCAGCGGGCAGCTTGTGCCGGGTGCGGAGCTTCAGCAAGGGCCGCAGCACCTCGGGGATTACGATCGCTCGCTTGCCTGCGCGTGTCTTCGGGTCGAACTCGATCGCTGCGTTCGATCCGACCCGCAACACCCGGCCCCCGTCGTCGATGTCGCGCACCGCACGGCTCGTGATCTCGCTCGCCCGCAGGCCCAGCAGCAGTGCCAGCAGCACCGCCAACGCGCCATCATCCCGATCGGCAACCTGGAAGCACACCTTATATAGGGATCGTGCCTCGTCGATCGTAAGCTGCGGCTTGCCGTGTCGGCGCTTCCCGATGCCGCTTACTGCTTCGAGCGGATGGATCCGTATCCACCTCTGCCCGATGCACCACGACAAGAACGTCTTGGCCTGGGCGAGGTAGTTTCGATGCGTGTCGGTGGCAACCACTCGCCCGGTAGCGCTCGACCGTTCGCGGCACAGGCGATCGTACAGGTCGCGTCCTTTCTGGGGAGTCACCTTATGGAGCGGCCCATCCAGCACGGGAAGGAAGAACCGGCGGAGCACCTGCCCCGTGTTGTGGACCGAGGCAGGTCGGTTGCCCTTCGAGTGCTGGTGCTCGCGGTACGCATTGAGCGCCTGACGGACGCTAAGCTGCCCGTCCTGCATGGCGATCGAGACGACCTGCTCCGCCATCCGGTAGGCGTGATCTCGCGTCGGCCTCACCGGGCACCAGCGCGGCCCGGTCGCGGTCAGGACCCTACAGCGGTAGCCGGCACCGTGCCGGAATGGACCCTCGATCCGCATCGGGGAGGGCGGTCGGCTGGCGGTCGTCGCGTCCGCTGGGGGCTCGACGACCGGTCGATCACCGGTCCCTTCGACTCCATCCTCCGCGACCCGTCGGGCCTCCTCGGGGGTTTCGGCGGCTCGGCACCACCGCCTACCGGCCTCGTCCTTGACCCGGCACCGCCACATGGTCCCGTGCCGGTAGGGGCCTTCTACTTTTGTCGTGCTCATTGCTGACCCCCTACCCGGGGGACCCGCCGGTAGACTCGGCACGGCGGTAGCTCCTCCTTCGACAGCCCCAGCACCCCGACCCGGAGCAGGCTGGCGAGAGTCCACCGATGAGGTGCCCCCACCCTGCCGGTCTCCAGGTTCCGCAGCGTACCGATCGACAACCTGGCGAGGTCCGCGAGCTCCTCCCTGCTGAGTCCGGCCCGCTCCCGCCGGTCCCGCAGGAGCGCACCGAACTCGTCCATCGAGGGAACGTCGGAGCCGATCGACTCGACGGCCTCGCGGTGGCTCATGCACTGGCGGAGCGACATCGCCTGGCCGACCAAGGACAAGGCCAGCACGAACGCGCTGCCCTGCGCGGACTCCATCGCGACGAGGAGGCTGCTTCCCCGTCGACGCATCGACAGCACCCGAAAGAGCGGGGTCGAGCCCGAGGTCGCGCGGCAGATAAACTCGTGGACGCTCCGCTCTCCCGGCTTGGAGAGGTCGAGCAGGGCCAAAGGGGTCGGTGGTCGACGGACGGCGGGCACACTTGCGGATAGGGAGGAGGTCTGCATACACTGCTCCTGTCCGCGCCGGGCTGGCTGCTTTCCACGGCTGGGCAGTCCGGCGCGCTCGATGGGGTTCCCTCTCGGTTCAATCCGGGAGGGGGCTCCGGCTTCACCTCGAATTAGTCGAAGCGTCCGGTAAGACCGGAGCTGGTTTACACCAGGTTGCGCCCGCCTTGCGTAAAAAATGAGCTGATGCTGAGCTGATCGAGTCGATCTGGCTCGCCCTGGTCTCGGCGTGATACCGCCCACCGGTGACCCGAGGCCGACCCAACCCACGCTACTTGACGCTCCCGCAGCGACTACGACGCGCCCGTAAGGCGCTCGGCCTCAGCTGCTCGGCCCTGTCGGTCTCGGCGGGAGTGGGGCGGTGTGCGGCCACCATGATCGAGAACGGCATCCGCATCCCGCGCCTCCCGATGGTCGAGCAGCTCGCCCGGGTGCTGGGCCTGTCTCCGTCCCGCCTGGCGTTCGGGTTCGAGCTCGAGCTGATCCCTGTGGTGCCCCACGAAGGTTTACGATGCGCCGGATTCGCGGATCGGCTCCGGGAGGCTCGCTCCCTCCGCGACGTCACAATGCGCGAGTTGGGCCGAGCCTCCGGGGTCATCGAGGGCACGGTCCGAGCGATGGAGCGCGGCACGATGCCCCAGGTCGACACGGTCGAGGCGGTCGCCAAGGCGCTCGGCGTCTCCCCCGCGTGGCTCGCGTTTGGAGAGGGGCCGAGGGAGATCGTGAGGAGACGTGGCAAGCTGGACCCAGACCAGCCCCCCACAAAACAGAGGACGACCCAGTCGGCCTCGTGTCCTGCCACCTAAGCGCAAGCGACGCTACACTCGACAGAGGAGAAGAGACGAAGGCGCTGCGTGGGTTGCGTTTGGGTCGAATAAGCTTGGTTGCGTTTGCGTCATTTATGGTATGGATGAAGTGTAAAGGGAAAACACCATGGCCACCGCACTTCATACTGAGGAACTCATCCGACGGATGACCCCCATCTCGCTCCCAGAGAGCGAGCATGACGATGTCGTCGCGTTGTCTCGGCAGATTGCTGGTGATGCGGGAACTCACCGAAGGCCAGAACACGCCTGCATCATCATCGGGACTGGGGGGAAGCCCACCCCGATCCCTGAGTCCGTCTTCTTCCTGTTCGAGCGGATCGTGGAGATCCTCACTCGCGGGGATGCGGTCACAGTCGTTCCGGTGGGGAAGGAGCTCACGACCCAACAGGCCGCCGACATGCTCAACATCTCGCGCCAGTTCCTGATCCGTCTGCTGGATGAGGGAAAGCTCCCCTACAGCAAGACCGGAAAGCATCGCCGTCTCAAGATCGAAGACGTCCTGGCTTACAAGGAGAAGCGCAGCAAAGAGCGGAGAGCTGGTCTTCGCAAACTGTCCGAACTCACCCAAGAATTTGGTGGATACGACCCCGAGGACAAGTAAGCTGCGTGGCAGCTTTCAATGCTTCGGGCTCCGTTCAAAGTCGTCCTAGACGCCAACGTGCTCTACCCCTTCACCCTCCGTGACACCCTACTACGGGCTGCGGAGGGCGAGTTCTATCAGCTCTACTGGTCCGCTGAGATCATCGAAGAAACCCGCCGTAACCTCGTCGCGAACGCCGCCATGAAAGAGGCGCAAGCAGCCAAGCTCGTCAGGACCATGACCTCCGTGTTTCCCGAAGCCATGGTCTCCGAGTACGAGCAGTACATCGACGCGATGAAGACTGATCCCAAGGACCGCCACGTCGCCGCTGCCGCGATGAAGATCGGCGCGCAGGTGATCGTCACCTGCAACATCAAGGACTTTCACGACCTTCCCGATGGGATCGAGGCGCAGACCCCGGACGAGTTTCTTGGGAACCTCTACGACCTCGACCCCGAGCGCTTCGTGGCCCTCCTTCGGCAGCAGTCCGCAGACCTCAAGGACCCTCCGGTCACCTTCGATGCCCTACTCCAGCGCCTACAAAAGGTCGCCCCCAACCTGGTCTCGGTCGTTCACTGCCTCCTAGCTGCAGCTCCAAACTAGCTTTCCGCTTCCGCCGCAGGACAGTTCGCCTTCGGTTAGAGGCTGCGGGATGTTTTGATGCCTCCGTTTTTTTGTGCCCAGCTCCCCCATGCGGACACATCCGTGGGCGGTTAGACTCTGGGTATGCGCAGCACATACAGTCAGCGGGTCGCGGCCAACATCCTCCCCCTCTCTGTCGCTCGAACTCTGCCGGAAGCCTTCGAGGAGTGGTCCTTTACCGAGGCCGTCCAAGACCACGAGCAGGCCGAGGAGACCTGCGAACTCTGCGACCAGGAGCAACTGCGCTATCATTTCCTGATTCGGAATGCCCTGACCCACAACACCCTCTGGGTCGGGTCCCACTGCATCCTGAGCTTTGGGATCTCCATCTTTGAAGGTGGACGCCGCCTTGATCCAGCAGGCGCCAAGAAGAAGCTCGATCGCCTCCAGCAACAGATGCGGCTCGACTTCTGCCTCCGGGCTCTTGATAAGCTCGCCCGCACCGAGTCGAACGACATCCTGTCGAGCGCGATCGCCTACTACCGGAAGCACAAGCTCCTCAGCCCCAAACGGGCTTGGGTCGTCTTCTGGCGGCTCGCAAAGCACAAGATCGACCACAGCCCGTCATTCTTCAAAGTCTCTCTGCGGACGCTGAAGCACAAGAAGGACCTGCGGGACATGCCGACCGACCGAGTCCACGATATCTGGCCCGCTCTGAGTACCTCCCAGCGAAAGATGGCCCAGGAAATGGGTCACCTACCCCCGGCTCGCTAGCTCGTCCAGCGCTCAATCGCAGGCGACTCCGCACCCTTCTATTGGGGCGAGCACGCATCGCCAGCTTCGGCCCCGGGTCCCTCGTGTTACGATGCAGTATGGTCAAAGTCATCTGCGACGGCGTCGAGATCCAGAACGCAGAGGTACGGGCCGGGGAGCTGGCTGTGCCGTGGTTGCTGGAGTTGAGCTATGCCCAGGACTCATTTCGCCAGCGGGCGGGCAACATGCGGGTCGACTACCAGGGCTGGCGCTCCTTTCTCATCAAGCACGGGTCCGGCACGCACGAGCTCTTGCGCCTGCTCGTCACCGCTCCTGGCCGCATGCCTGAATGGGTCGAGGTCCGCGTCATTAACTTCCCCCCCACCGGCCTGTTCTCGATCCAAAGCCGCGTACTTCCCCCTTCACCGTAGCGGGCCCGATCCCCGCCAAGGCGAGGACGGACATCCCCTCGCGAAAAAAATATTTCCGTCGCTGGCGGTGCGATTTCTGCGTGAGAAACAGCCCGATCCTCAATGGGCTGTCTATGTCGCGGGGTAGTGGCAGGTGCTGAGGTCAGTACCCAACACAAGGAGCCACCCCGACCATGACCCCGACCATGACCCCGACCCCGACCAAGAAGCCCACACCCGCGCCGTCACACGTCGGCTACGCCACCGTCTGGATCCCCGTCGCCCTGCGGGCGCGCATCGACAGTGCCCTCGCTGCCCGCTCCCGGCGGGCCGGGGCGGGCCTGCGACCCTCCCGCCAGGCGTTTGTGGCCGAGATCCTCTCGGCCCACCTCGACGAGATGGAGCGCACCAGCGAGATCCACACCCCCTAAAACGACGACGGCCCGAGGGGGTTGGATCCCTCGGGCCGCCTAAGGAGACAAGTATGGCACCTGTAACTACCCCCCAGCCACGCAAGCCCGATGCGAAGGCCGTAAAAAACAGCCTCAGAGACGCCGACCAGTTTTGCCGCTTTTTGGGCCTCATCGCACCCACGTCAAAACGTAAGACAAAACACAACGTAAAGTGCCCCTGGTGCGGGGACACGATGTCCGTGTGGCCCGCGCGCGAATCTGTCGCGGGGACCTGCAAGGGGTCCTGCGATCGGACGTACGATCCGCTCACGATCATCGCCAAGGTGCGGGGTCTGTCGACGACGGGAGAGGACTTCATGCGGGTCCTGGAGGTCGCAAGCTCCATCGCGGGGGGAGTCGCGACGACCCTCACCACGGCCCCGACGACCCCCCAACGACCCCCAACGACCGCCCCCGTGCCACCCAAGGCGGAGCCCACGACCCCTCAACCACAGGAGGTCGATCACGAGGACGACGAGCCTGTAGTGTGTAAGCTGCACACCGAAAACACACCAGCAGAATGGGCGTGGGTTGCAGGGCTGGGGGTCGATCCGCACGTGGTACGGGACCGCGACTGGCTACGGGTCCTCGACGGGGCGCAGACGATCCCGCAGCTCGAAAAGCTGCGGGCCAAGGGCTACACGATCATCCTCGACGACGAGCTCGCCGTATCCCCCTCGACCGGATCGATGCTCCCGGTGCGCTACGCGGACGCTTTTGCGGCCTCGGAGGCCGCCCGTGAGGTGGTGTCCGTTGGCCTTGCCGCGTGGCCGACAGCGGATCGGGCTCGCCCCGAGCTCTACATCGTTTTGAGCGCTGGAGCGTTTGTCGCCGCCGAGGCCGCCTTGCAGCGTCGTTTTTTACCCGTCGTGCTGAGTACGCCCCAGCTCGCGACGTCGATGCTCAAGGCGATCCCGCGCGCAGCTACTCTGGTCATCCTCACCGACGCCGCCACCCCTCCCAGCGTCGGGGCGAAGACCGTCGCCCAGGCCGCGTCGGCGGGCGTAAACGCTGTGCTCCGCCCCATGGACACCGTGATCCGCCCTAAGATCCACGTCGTCGATCGCCTCGGCCTCCCCGATGACGACACCATCGACGGCACGCTCCGATCGATGGGCGCGCTCAACTAGCCCAACACCGACGGTCCTCCCCCCCTCTCCCCCCCTCAGATCCAGAAAAAGAGTCAGAGATCCAGAAAAGGGTCCAAAAACTCTAAGAATCCTTCTAAGATCTCTGAGATCTCAGAGAGCAAGAGGCGTGCCAAGGCACGCCAGAAGAGTCAGAAAAGAGTCAGAAAAGAGGGTTGCAAAAAGTCAAAAACCCAGATAGAGTCAGAGAGCGGGGCTGATTCTATCCTTTTTGGTGTAGGTGCGACACCTACATCGGTCGCGGAGCAACCCGCTGGGGATGGGGAGTTGCGGAGCTGGCCGCTGGTGGATCGGGAGGTCGACCCCAACTCCAACTCCTAGATCGTGCGGAGCATCCCGCTGGTGATGTGCTCCACGCACCGTCGGGACGCTAGGCAGCACCGACCGCCCGGTCGCGTCTGGACCCGATCCCACCGGTCGACTCCGCCCCGCGACGGGGGCAGTGTGGGGATCAGGAGGTTCCACATGGCAACCACGACCCGCACGACCGACGACCACGACCCCATCCCCACCAAACGACTAACCCTCGACGAGCTGGACGAGCTCGCCGGGCTCACCCGGCCCCCCGTCGTCCTGGGGCTCGCGGCCCGCTTGCGGATGCGGCTGGCCGCGCTGGAAGCGCTCGCCGCGCTCGCCAACGCCCCGGAGGTGCGTCGATGAGCCTCGACGATCTCGCCCGTCAGCTCTACTCGGCCTACTGCAACGCGGCCCCGCGAGGACGTAGCGACGGCAAGCCGCTCCTGTGCTGGGACGCCCTGACCAACGCCCAGCGACGACGGTGGGAGCGGGTCGCAGGGACCGCCTACGACCTGGTCCGTCAGGACGTCGCGGAGGCCCGTAGGCGGGTCGATGCCCGTCGACGTCCTCCCAGCGGCAGCCCGCAGCGATAACCCAGCGATAACCCCGCCCGTCGGGTCTGGTAAGCCGGGTATCAGCTCGGCGATATTATGGCCCGCCCCCCGAAAATCCCGCGAAACCTCCTCGGCGCCCTGCGAGAGCTCGACATGGAGGGCAGGTCGTCGACTCAGATCCAGGCGTGGCTCTTTGAGAACCACAGGATCTCCGTCACCGACGACACGATCCTACGGTACATCCACAAGGTGCGGGTCGTCCCGCCCGTCGACGCTCCGGGGCTCACGGACCTCCTCGCCGTCCGCTCGTCGCTGCGAGCCGACCTACTCTCGACGGACTGGAGGCAGAAGCACTCGGCGGCCCGCCTCCTCGTCGAGATCCACTCGATCATCACCGCCGAGCGCCGGGAGGCCGAGGCCCGCTTGGCTGAGCTAGACGACGCACAGGCACATACAAAGACCTACACGGTAGACGCGAGCCCCGACACCTGGCCCGACCCGCCCGCTGACCCGGAAGCGCAGGAAACGCACCCAAAGCCCGCAGGAGGCGCGCAATGACCAAGGTGGCCACCAGTGTACTAGGAGGCCACCGATCGCAGCGTGTGGCTAGCTCTGGTGCGATTTGGCGGCCTCTACCCTGGCAAGTCGCAGCGTGGCGCTCCCAGGCCCGCGTGCTCCTGGTGCATGGGGGAGCGGGCAGTGGGAAATCGAGCTTTGCCGCGGAAAAGATCCACGCTTTGCTGTTGCGGTATCCAGGCGCGACCGGGCTCGTCGTCCGTAAGTTCTCGTCAAGCGTTCCCCGTAGCTGCGGGTTTATGCTGCAATCCGCGATATGTGGATATGCGCGATTCAACTCGCAGAAGCGCATGTGGGAGTATCCGAACGGGTCTATCCTCCTATACGGGGGACTCGCCGACGAGAAGCAGCGGGAAGCGCTCAAGTCGGTAGGGCTCCGTGGTGGCGTCGACTTTATCTGGATCGAGGAGGCGAACGCGCTCAGCCTCGAAGACTACCAGGTCCTAATGACCCGCCTCCGAGGCACCGCTGCCGGGTGGTGCCAGGTGATTCTGACCTGCAATCCAGACCACAAAAACCATTGGATCAACAAGACTATCATTGAGGCAAAGCCTGATAATGCGGATATCTTCTGGGCCAACCCGCAGGACAACCCGTCGCTGAGAAAGGAGTACCTCGCGACCCTCGACGGGCTGACCGGGATCGCAAGGGATCGCTACTGGCTCGGGCGGTGGGTCAGCGCCGAGGGCCTCGTGTGGCCCTACGACCCGTCGCTCCACCTGATCGACCCGGTCCGCATCCCCGCCGAGTGGCGGCGCATCAAGTCGATCGACTTTGGCTACAGCAACCCGGCCTCTGTGCTGTGGCTCGCGCAGGCCCCTGACGGGGATATCCACGTATACAGACAAATATACAAGACGGGTATGTTGGTATCGGACAAGGCCGCTATGATTAAGGCACAGGACCGGACCGAGCCCGCCGGGTCCCGCTGCGAAGCAACCACGGCCGACCACGACGCCGAGGACCGAGCGACGCTGGAGCGTGAGGGCATCAAGACCCGTCCGGCGCACAAGGCCGTGCGACCCGGACTGGAGGCGGTGTCCCGTCGGTTCGCGTCGCGGGCGAGGGGACGCCGCATCCTGATCCACCGTGGGAGCCTGTGCCACGCCCCGGACCCGGCGCTGGTCAAAGCCCACAAGCCGACTCACCTCGTGGAGGAGCTGCTCCAGTATCAGATCGACAGCGACGGCAAGGACGGGTACCCCATCAAGGCCAACGACCACGCCTGCGACGCGCTGCGGTACGGGGTCTGCTACCTGGATGGGGTCGGCAGCGACGAGCTGAGCCGAGCCCGCATCCTATGTACGGGTGGGTGACCCGCTTGGGGGTCTATTAGGCGGCCCTGGGTACAGGGGATCACGATGCCCAAGCCCGCCAAGCCCAAGACGACCAAGCCCAAGACGACCAAGCCCGCCCCGAAGCCCACGACCCGCACGGTACGGGCCGATAGCTGGGCGATCGTTGGCGAGGGCGTCGGGGCCGTTATGCGTCGGGACCAGTCCCGCTCGGCACGACCCTACGTCGAGGTGCTGGACTACTCGACCCTCCTTGCCCTCTGGCGGGGGGACGACATGGGGGCTCGCATCGCCGAGCAACCACCACGCGACGCTCTCCGCTCCGAGCTCCTGATCGACGTGGGGGACCCGGAGGTCTCCCGCACCGTCCGGGGCAAGCTGGACGACCTCCAGCTCGTACCGAGGCTGCTCGACGGACTCATACAGGAGAGGGTCTTTGGTGGGGCCGCGACCCTACTGGTCGTCGACGACGGGAGGTCGCTCGACCTCCCGATCGATACGTCGCGGGTCGCCTCGGTGAGGGCGCTCGTCCACCTGGAGGCTCAGTACCTCCTCCCCTCCCGCTGGGACGACGACCCCCTATCGCCCTCCTTTGGCAAGGTCCTGATCTGGCGCACGACCCCGACGGGGACCGGGTCGATCGCGACGGAGATCCACCGGGACCGGCTGCTGATCTATCCAGGCATCGAGACCACCGCCCAAGTGCGGCGGGAGCGTCAGGGCTGGGGAGACAGCGCCTACTTTAGACTTTGGAGGCCCCTGCAACAGTGGGGCGCTGCCGTCGAGGGCGTAGGCGTTCTCCTCGGGGACAAGTCTAAGATCCTCAAGATGCGCGGCCTCGCCGAGCTCCTCGGGGCCAACGACCGGAGCGTCGTCGAGAGCCGGGCCAGCGCGCTTTTTGACCTCCTCGCGACCTACGGCATCGGCATCATCGACGCCGACGAGTCCCTGGAACGGTTTGAAGCCACCCTGACCGGCGTCCCCGACACGCTCGACCGCCTCACCTCCCGCCTCGCGGCGGCGGCAGGCATCCCCGTGACGGTCCTACTCGGCGAGGCGCCAGCGGGCCTAAACGCTACCGGCGACGCGGACGTCCGCAACTACTACGACCGTCTGCAAGCGGACCGGACCGCCAAGATCGTCCCGCTCGTGGAGCGGGTCGTTCGGCTCGTCCTCCTGTCCAAAACCGGCCCGACGGTCGGCGTCGAGCCTCCCATGTGGTCGGCGTCTTTTGCCCCGCTCTGGCAGCCGACCCCGTCGGAGGAAGCCGACATCGAGGCCAAGCAGGCCCAAACCGACAAGACCCTCGTCGAGGCGAAGATCCGCACCGTCGACGAGGTCCGAGCACATCGAGGTTACACGCAATGAGCGCATGGGCATCGATCGGGGTCGTCTCGACCCTACCTGCTGTCAACACGGACCCCGTCGGGGCCTACAGCCTCCCGGCCGATCAGAACGTGATCGAGCTGAGCGGGTCAGGACCCGTCGGGGGAGGGACGCTGTACCTCCTACGTAAGGTCGTCGGCCCGACGGGGGACTACCGGTACGTCCCCTACGCGCCCGACAAGCCCATCACGATCCCGTCGACGACCCAGGGGTGGTTTTCGGCCCGCTACTACGTCGGGCAGGCGGGAGGCTCCGCCGAGCGGTTTGCCGTCTGGAATCCGAGCCTCCTCGACGTCCCCGCTCCGTTGGCGCGCGGGCAGGTGTACTAGCCATGAGCGACTCTATGAGCATCGAGCCCGAGGCTCAGGTCGTCGTACTACCGGGGGGGCCGATCGGCCCGTACACCCAGCTCGGCACCAACGGGGCGGGCACGCTCGCGTGGCGTCCCCGAGGCGACCGGGTCCAGCTCGCCCGGCTCAGCAATCCCTCTGGGGGATCCTGCCTGTGGTACGCGGGCCAATACATCGGGACCCTCTCGACCGACCGCGTCTACAGCGACCAGAGTATCTACTACGTCTCCGAGTACTCCGCCGTCGGACCGGAGACCCTCCTCGACTGGTCGATCTCCATGTACTCGCCCGTGTGGGTCGCCTACCAGGTGGCCGTGTGGACCATCACCACGGGAGGGATCGCCGACACGGGCATAAGGATCTCCGTCGGTGCCATGGACACTTTTGCGCAAAACCTCAACCCGCTCGCCGCCCTCACACTCGCGGCGGGCGATCGAGTCGCGTTTGCGTCGGACACGGACGTGCTGTCCGGCTGGTTTTCGATCTTTGCTCGTCGAGCATCCGTCTGAAAGGAACACACATGAAGAACAGAACGATCGCCGAAGGAACTCAGATCAAGGCCATCCTCGACGCCACCGAGGCAGCTCCCGCGCTGGGCAAGGGCCAGCCGGTCGTCGTGACCAAGTGGCCCGCCGACAACACCGTCGACCCGTACGTGGTCAAGACCTGCCCCGATGGACAGGTCCCCGACTTCGTCGTCGGGCGGACCGCCGTGTCGGGCAGTCCCGGTGACATCATCTACGTGGGTCCGGGAGCACCGGTGCTGATCGGCGGGGCGGTCAAGCGGGGGGACCTGTTGGTGGTCAAGTCGGGCCGGTTTGCCAAAGCGGGAGTGGGCGACCTGTGCGTCTGCACCGCGTCGGCAGACGGCGCGCTGGGCGACGTGATCGCAGCAGCCCCGCTCACCAAGACGGCCTAGTTACCGGCATCGACCCCCATGGGCGCGCGCGCAGATGGCCGCGAGGTCCGCAGCTGTCCACGCGGGAGGGTCGTCCGTGGTACCACACGATCCCCCCAGGACGTTGCCGTTGCCGCACGGGACGTCCGTTACGCCGACCCCCCACAGCGCCTGGGCGACCCCCGCCCACACGTTGCGGGCCGCCTGGTTGCGGCTCATGTCGTCAATTCGAGGACACGTCCACAGGGTGCGCGCTGCACCGCACGCGATGCCCGTCAGGCAGTGACGGCACGACGGGTCGTCGGCGACCCTCAGCTCGACGTGCGGAGCGTCGACCTCCCCGATCGACCCTCCCATGGCGGTGATGGCGGCCTCCGCAGCGGAGCGGACGTCCGGCGATCCTCCCGTGATCACCACGGGATTGGTGAGGTCGCGGGGGTCGAGCTTGGGGGCGAGGGAGTCCCCGCCACACGCGGCAAGGGTCAGGGCGAGAGTCAGGGTCAGGGTCATTAGGGTACGTCGGGTCATCATGTTGTGCCTCCTGACCCTCTGCGACCCATACGCGCCTTATGGAGCTGACCGTAAGCAGGGACCCGCGTGGTGCGGGTAGGGTGCATTGTGGCGACGAGGACCGACCGACCGACACTCGACGAGCTCACACTTGAGCCCAACGGCTGGTTGCGCGCCTCCGCTGCGCTGACCCGTACCGGCGTCTTTGCGTACCGCAACCAGGACGGGTCCATCAGACGCGAGCTCCGGCCTCCGCAGGAGGTGTTCCGCGCGGACCTCCTACAGCTGTACAGCGGCCTCCCGCTGACCGTAGGCCACCCGGACGTCTTCCTCGACGCCTCGACGACCCGAGCCCACCAGGTGGGGTCGATCTCGTCCCCTCGCCGGGAGGCGGACAAGCTCGTAGCGGACCTCCTCATCACGGACCTCCCTGCCATCGAACAGGTCCAGCGGGGAGTCCGGCAGATCAGCATCGGCTACGAGGCGGAGCTCGACCCGACCCCAGGGGTCTGGATGGGCCAGCCCTACGACGCGGTCCAGCGCCGAATCACCCCGAACCACATCGCCATCGTCGACCGGGGCCGAGCGGGTCCCGAGTGCGCAATCCGACTTGATCAAGGAGACACCATGCTCGACCTCGAAATCGACGGCAACTCCGTCACCGTGACCCCCGAGATGTTCTCGGCGGTCCTATCCGCCCTCGGGATGGACCCCGCCAACCCGCCCCAGACGCTGGAGCTCTGCTACGGGCCGCAGGACCCCGCAGCGGCCCCCACGATGGACAAGGCCCCCGCTCCCGCTGCTCCCGCCCCGGCTGCCAAGGCGGACTCGATGGACGCGCTCCAGGCCCGTTTGGACTCGCTCCAGGCGCAGCTCGCGGCCAAGCCGGACGAGTCGCGCATCCGAGAGAGCGTCCGCAACCGGATCAAGCTGGAGTCCGTAGCGGAGGCCCACGGGGTCCGCTTTGACGCCGCCATGTCGGACGATTTGCTCCGCGCTGCCGTCGTCAAGCAGCTCGAGGGCGTGGACGTGTCGACCAAGTCGAGCGCCTACATCGAGGCGCGCTACGACAGCGCGATCGAGGCCAGAGCGGCCAACGAAGCGCAGGTCCGCCAGGTGGCGAAGTCCACCACCGCCCCGGACGTTTCTAAACGGATTGACGAGGCGGTCAAGTCCAAGCGCGACGCGTGGCAGCGGCCCATTCCGGGCGCTGCGACCCTCGCCTCGGTGAGCAAGTAACCCAGCTTCGGACGGGGGTCCGTACGGACCCTATTCGGCCGCGAATATATAAGGACGTAACGAACCATGGCACAGACCAACTACTCGCCCGGATTGCTCCCGTCGCTGCCGGGCATGCTCGCGGACCTCAACCCGCTCGTTACTGAGTCGGGATACAACAGCGAGTCCACGGCGGAGGCCGCTTTTGGGGCTCCCGTCCGCGCGGACGTGCTCGCAGACCGGGCGTTTTTGTTGAGCAACCTCGCGACCCCGGCCATCTACGGGCTCGTCGTCCACGACGACTCGTACGACCCCCGCGTCGAACTCGGCGCGACCGGCGTCAAGTCGGGGGGCAAGCTGACGATCCTTCGTGCGGGGCGGATCACGGTCAAGGCGGGCACGGGGGCCGTGACCAAGGGAGCGCGAGCGTACTACCAGTCTTCCAGCGGCGGGTGGGTTACGACCTCAGCGATGGACACGATCGACACGACCAAGCAGGCCGTCTTTGCCTCGTCGGCAGCGGCGGGCGGGATCTGCGTCCTTGAGGTCGACTTCCGCAACGCCCCGTAACGGATCAACACATTCGGCCCCCAGGTGCAGAGGGGGCCTGGAAGGTTTACGAAGATGACACAGAGACTCGACGCCAGTGAGTCGTTTTGGTTCGCGAGGGAGCTTGAGGCCATCAAGGCCCAGATCCTCGTCCGAGAGATCCCCGAGTTCAAGGGACGGAGCCTCGTCCCGGTCGCGTCGGGAGTCCCTGCCGGGTCGGCGGTCTACACCTACCAGGAGCTCGACGAGGTCGGCATCGCGCAGTTTGTGAACGGGTTTGCAAAGGACCTGCCGAGGGTCGACGTCGTGGGTCGCGAGACCAGCAGCCCGATCCGTCCCATCGGAGCCGCCTACGGCTACACCACCGCCAACATACGCCAGGCCCGCTTGACCGGGCGTAGCCTGCCCCTCGCCAAGGCAGAGGCGGCGATGCGCGCCATCGAGGCCAAGATCGACCTGACCTGCCAGGTGGGCGACGTCCCGCAGGGCATCCGGGGTCTGTTTACGCTCGTCGGGGTCAACACCTACGTCGTGCCGAACGGTGGCGCCGGTAGCCCGCTGTGGTCGACGAAGACCGCCGACGAGATCCTCGCGGACCTGCAAGGCTTCGGCCACCGAGCCAGCGTGGTCACCAACGAGGTCCACCCGTCGGACACGATCGCGATGAGTATCGACCAGTACAACATCATCAGCACCAAGCGCATCAACTCGGCGTCGGACCGCACGGTGCTGGAGCACTTCCTCTCGACCTCGCCGTACATCAAGCAGATCGTCCCGTGGTACGCCTGCGTCGGACGTGGGGCGGCGGGATCGACCCGGATGGTCGCTTTCCGTCGGGATCCGATGTGCATCGAGCAGATCGTCCCGATGGAGTACACGCAGAGCGAGCCGCAGCCGGACGGGCTCTCCTACGTGGTCCCGTGCGAGGCGGAGGTGGGCGGGGTCGTCGCGTATCGACCCCTATCGGTGACCTACGCGGACGGCGCGTAGTCTGGTCGGGGACCCTCCGAGAGGGTCCCGTCCATCGTTCCATCGTCTCGACCCCCAACTACCACAGGAGTCTCGACCCATGCTCATCGACAACCGCCACGGCGGACCCATCCACATCCCCCACGAGGGCGGATTTCTCTCCCTGCCCCCCGGCATCTCCGAGGTCGCGGAGGCGATCTGGAACGCTGCCACGAAGTCCGCAGAGGGGGCCAAGCTGCCTCCCGTGCTCCGGGACATCCTGCGGACCTCGCTCTCAGTGGTCGAGTCCGAGACGGTCGAGGAGAGCCCGCTCTCGATCATCCCGCGCATCTTCGACCGCGCGCTCCTCGCGCCGTTCTTGAGCCATGAGGATCAGTCGGTCCGTAAGGCCGCACTCGAGCAGGACGACCTGATCAAGTCGAGGACCGGGGGCTAGTCCATGGCGGTCACCTGGGCGGACGTGTCAGCTTTGGACCCGGCGCTCGCGAGCATCCCGCTCGCGAGTCAGACGGCGATCCTTGCGGACGCGGTCCTACAGGTCTCGCCCACCACGTGGGAGGCCCGGACCGACCTGGGGGTCAAGTACCTGGCCGCGCACCTCGGGACGCTCTACCTGCACGGGCAGGCCACCGTCGGTGGACTCGTCGAAGAGGAGGAGGTCGGAGCGGTCAAGCGCAAGTACGCCAAGACCTCCGCCATCTCCGGCCTACAGGCGACCCGCTGGGGTCAGGAGTACGAGCGGCTCCTCCGCCTCAACGTCAACGGACGTCTTTTCTTGGTGCCCCGTTAAGGAGGTCCCACGATGGCCATCCGAACGAAGGTCAAGATCACCGACACGGACCGGGGTCTCGCTAAGGTCCTGTCCCTACAGGACGAACCACGGCGCACCATCCGCCTGGGGTGGGACGAGGAGTCGGGGGAGGAGCACGGAGTCTCCATGGTGGAGCTCGCGACCATCCACGAGCTCGGGACCGCAACTGTTCCGGCCCGCCATCCGCTCCTACGGGCGGCCAACGCGACCTCCCCACAGACCGAGAAGGCGCTCGAGCGGCTCGCAGCCGGCGTGTTCGGGAAGGGCGCGAAGCTCAAGGAAGGGCTAGAGCAGGTGGCCCGGGACACCGAGCAGGCCGCTCGTGAGTACCTCAAGGGCGGCCCGTACCTCGCTCCCCCGCTGGCTCCGCAGACCGTAGAGGCCAAGGGGCAGGCGAGGCCGCTCCTCGACACGGGGTCCCTCATCGAATCACTCAAGGCCAAGGTGGAGGGCTAGCGATGCCGCTTACAGACAGCATCCTCAACTTGTCCAACACGACCATCACGATCACCCACAGGACCGAGAGTCCCCGCGTATTGGGTCGGACTCAGCCACCCACTACTGCCACGGTGTCGGCGAAGGCCAGCGTCCAGCCCACGAGCGGCCGGGACCTCCAGCGGCTGCCGGAGGGCAAGGGGACGCAGGACCTCATCAGCGTGTGGACGCTGGAGCCGCTCCAGCTCGGGGACATCGGACAGGGCATCCTGCCGGACCTCATCCTGTACCAGGGCAGCACCTACGAGGTCGAGCACCTGGAACCGTGGACCAACCACCTGGGCGTGGCCTACTGGTTCGGCGTCGCCCGAAAGGTCGTGAGCTGATGGCCGCCAACTGGCAAGCAGTCCAAGACGCGATCTTCGCGTGGGCGGTCGCGGCGAGCGGCTACCCGTCGGACAAGGTGATCTGGCGGGACCAGGACGGGTTCGCTCCATCCGGCGACTACATCATCCTGTCGATCCTCGGGAGCGACACCGTAGAGGGTCCGGTCCGCCACGAACGGACGGACCCGGCCAAACCTCCCGGACAAGAGGTCATCCTTACGGTCGGCGGGACCCGCAGCGTGCAGGTCGAGGCGCAGGTCCTGACCTCCCAGACCATCACGGCTACCGACGCGCTCGCCACGGCTGAGCGAATGCGGACCCGGACGCAACTCCCGTCGGTCCGAGACATCCTCCTCGGCGCGGGGATCAGCCCCTTCGACCAGGGTACGGTCCAGCAGGTCAACCAGGTACGGGTGGTGAACTTCGTCGGGCGGGCCGTCTACGCCTATCGGGCTTATCTGGCGGACCTAGTCGAGGAACGCGGAACGTACATCCAAAAGGTACAGGCGACGGGGTCGGGGATCGTCGTCGACGTCGTGACCCCTCCGTAAAGGACACCATAGATGGCACCTCTCAGCGACATCGTCGTCGTCAACATCACGGCCCAAGTGGGCGGGCTCACGCAGCAGGGCTTTGGAACCCCGCTGATCCTGGGCTACACCCCGACGTGGGTCGAGCGGGTCCGCTACTACTCGGACCTCGCGGGCATCGCGACCGACCTCGGGTCGACGAGCCCCGAGTACAAGTGCGCCCAAGCGGTCTTCGGCCAGACGCCACGCCCCGAACGCCTCGCGATCGGTCGTGGGTCAAGCAAGCCCACGCAGCGCTACAAGCTCTCGATCGTCTCGGTCGTCTCCAGCAAGGACTACACGGTCCGGCTCAACGGGGTCGACTACACCATCAACTCTGGGGTCGGGGCGACCAACGACTCGATCGCGACGGCCATCAACGGGGCGATCTCCGCTGCCGCTACCGCTGCGGGCTTTACGAGCTCCGTGATCGGCGCGGTCGGCTCGCAGCAGGTCCAGGTGCTCGGCAACGCGGCGGGCAACTGGTGCAGCTTCGGCCTCGCGAACGCGGGAGCGCTGCCGTACCTCAAGGTCATGCAGGACCACGCGGACCCTGGAATTGGGTCGGACCTCGACGCGATCCTCCTTGAGGATACGCAGTGGTACGCGCTGCTGACCATGTACAACTCGACCGCCTGCATCCAAGCGGCGGCGACCTGGGTCCAGTCGAACGAGCGCCTCTACCTGGCCGAGTCTCAGGACAGCGAGGTCCCGACCGTCTCCGTGGGACCCGCTACGGACATCGCGAAGGTCCTGTCTGTGGCGGGCTCCGAACGAGCTCCCCTCATCTTCCACCCCATCGGCCAAGAGTTCGCGGCCGCCGCGTGGGCCGGTCGCGTGCTCCCGCTCACTCCGGGCTCGGAGACGTGGAAGTTCAAGACGCTCTCGGGGGTCTCGGCGCAGAGCTACACGACGACGCAGCTCACGAACATCCGGAACAAGCGGGCGAACTTCTACTACTCGATCGCGGGCCGCTCCATCACCTCGGAGGGCACGACCCCGTCGACGAGCCTCCCGTTTATTGACATCGTCCGCTTCCGCGACTGGCTCCGCGTCAGGCTCCAGGAGAACCTGTTCTTGCTCCTCGCCAACGCGGACAAGGTCTCCTATGACGACACCGGGATCACCAAGGTCCTGGGGGTCATCCGGGGAGTCCTTGAGGAGGCCCGCTCGAACGGCGCGATCACCCCGGACTTCGTGGTGAGCGTGCCCAAGGCGGCCTCGGTCAACCCCGTCGACAAGGCCGCTCGGGAACTCAAAAACGTGACGTTCAGCGTCACGTACACCGGGGCGGTCCACAAGGTCGTGATCAACGGGGTCATCACCCTCTAACCTGACCGGCCCGTCTCCGATGGGCCGTGAGAAAAGGATCTACGATGCCGGCAGCAACTTACGATCCCGCGAGCGTCATCGTCACGTGGGGATCTCTCACCCTGAGCGGGTTTGCGCCCGAAACCTTCGCCAACGTCGAGCGAGCCGAGGACGCCGTGACCACTACCATCGGTGCGGACGGCTTCGGTTGTCACGTCATCAACCGCAACCGATCCGGTACCGTCACCGTCACCCTCATGCAGTCGAGCGCGACCAACTCGGCCCTCAGTCAGCTCGCGAACCTCGACGAGCAGACGGGCGACGTGAGCTACCCGCTCACGGTCCGGGACATCCGCAGCGATGCGACCCTGTGCGTCGCGCACGCGTCGAAGGTCAAGAAGATGCCCGCCTCCTCCTTCGGGAAGGAGCTCGGGACCCGCGAGTGGATGTTTACCTCGACCCGGATCGATATCAGCGTCGGCGGCAACCTGCCGGTGGGTAGCTAACGATGCTCAAGCGTAAGACCCTCAAGGTCGGTGATGTTGAGGTCTCGATCGTGATGATCCCCGCTCGCCAGGCGTTCCAACTGTCAAAGGACGTCGCCCAGGTGGCCGTGCAGCTCATCGGAGCGCTCGGCAAGCTCGGGACCAAGTCGCTCGACTTGGACCTCGCGACCATCGGCCCCGAGTTGGGCCAGTCCATCGCGGGGATCGAGTCGTCCAAGCTGGACGCGCTCCTGGCGGGCCTGCTCGCCAAGTCGGAGGCCAAGGTCAACGGGGCTTGGCTCCCGCTCCTCGACGTGGTCGACGACGTGTTCACAGGTCGTGTCATGGACCTCTACCTGTGTCTCTTCGAGGCGGTCAAGATTAACTACCCCGATTTTTTCGACCGGCTGGGTCAGCAAAAGGGGCAAGGCCAGCCGGCCCAGCCCACTCCGTAAGTCCAGCCATCGAGGAGGAGCTCGACGCCTGCGAGGCTCCCATATGGCGGGTCGTGGAGGCGGGCCTGCTCACCCTGACCGAGCTCGAAACCACGGCCTCCTACGACGACTTCGTAGCGGCCCATAGGTACCTGGACGCCAAGGCCCGCATCGAGGCGGCCGAGTACGAGCGGGCCAAACGAGAGAGCAAGAGGTAACCCCATGATCGTCCGCGAGTTGCTCGCTCTCATAGGTTTGGACGTCGACAAGGGGTCGTTTGCCTCGGCGGACACCGCCCTGGGACGCGCCAAGAGCGCTATGGAGGCGCTGGGCCGCGCTGCGGTGTCCGTGGGCGTGGACGTAGCCAAGGCGACGCTCGACTTCATCGACAGCACGGGCAAGCTCAACGACACCGCAGCGGCCGCGCAGATCTCGACGACGTCTCTACAGGAGCTCGCCTACGCGGCGGGCCTGTCGGACGTCTCGTTGGAGCAGATGGGGGTCGGGCTAAAGACCCTCAACACGCTCCTCGTCGAGGGCCAAAAGTACGGGTCCGACGCGTCCAAGATGTTCGCGAGGTTTGGCATCGCGACCCGCGATGCCTCCGGCCACGTCCGCTCCGCCGACGACGTGCTCGGGTCCGTAGCCGACAAGATGGCCCAGCTACCCGAGGGACCCCGTAGGGCTGCCCTCGCGACCAAGCTGCTCGGCGAGGCAGGGGCCAAGCTGGTCCCGCTGCTACAGGGCGGGACCGCAGCGCTGGCAGAGGCCCGCCAGGAGGCCCGCGACCTCGGGCTCGTGATCGACGAGGAGACCATCAAGGCAGGGGACGACCTCGGGGACTCGATGACCAAGCTCCAGGCGGTCGGCAAGTCTCTAGGCGCGACCTTTGGCCGGGAGGTCCTGCCGTACTTGCAGGAGCTCGCCAGCGCGTCCCTGGCGTGGTGGAAGGCCAACCGGCAGCTCGTGTCCTCCGGGATCAAGTCGTTCGTCGCGGGGGTCAAGTCGGCCATCGTGTCGCTCGGGTCCGCCCTCAAGTGGATCGCGGACAACCTCCGCCTCATCGGGATCGTCTTTGCCTCGGTCCTCCTGCCCGTCCTCGTAGCCAACGCTGCCGCGCTGGCCGGACAGGTGGGGCTCTACCTCCTACTTGGCGCAACGGCGGTCGCTACGGGCCTCGCAGCAGCGGCCGCGTGGCTCGCCGCCAACTGGCCGCTCGTCCTGCTAGGTGCGGCGGTCGGGGCGGTCCTGCTTGTACTCGAGGACGTCTACCAGTTTTTGACCGGCGGGGTCTCCGTTACGGGCGTCCTGGTCCAGAAGGTCAAGGCGTTCCTCGCGGACTTCGCAGCGGGTGGGAAGCCCGACGACCCGTGGTGGATCAAGGCGCTGCGGCTCGCGCTCGAATACATCCAGCTCGTCTACCGGTTCTGGGGCTTCGTTGCTGCCCAGATCGGGGCGGGCCTGTCCTCCCTGGTCAACAGACTTG